GCCGCAAAAGACAACCTCTATTTGCAGCTCTCGGCGCTCGGCAATCAGGGTGTGCCGCTCTGGTGCATTGAGAGAGAGATCCTCCCGCTCTATCTCGGCCAGGCTTACATCACGCCGCCCAATGGCACTGTGGACATCCTGAATTCTAATTTCCGCTGGATGACCCGCCAGATCGGCTCTGCGCAATATTCAAACCCGAATGGCATTGCGGGCTCTGCGTTCGACGGAGATCTCGCGACCTCGTGCGTCCAGACCACCGCGAACGGCAACCTGACGATCTTCTTCGGCTACGGCAACGAAACAACGGTTTCAACGATCGGCGTTCTGCAGGCCGTCACCGGGTCGTTCAACATTGTCTTTGAAGTCTCCGCCGATGGCGTGACCTGGACCACGGTGCTGGCGCCGGGCGTGACCGCATATGTCGCTGGCCAATGGCAGTGGTACGACATCGACCCGGCGAACCCTTCCGTCTATTTCCGCATGCGCGAGACCGGCGGCAACACGCTGAACGTCACGGAAATGTATGCCGGCAACAACCCGACAGAGATCCCGCTCGCTCGCATGAACCGCGACGACTGGACAAACCTGCCCAACAAGACCTTCGGCGGGCGCCCGCTTCAGTACTGGTTCGATCGGCAACGTGACCTGCCCGTCATGCGGATTTGGCCGGTGACGAACATGGACAACATATTTGGCCAATTGATTGTTTGGCGGCAACGCTACATAATGGATGTCGGTGCGCTCACCGATACGCTTGACATCCCGCAGCGCTGGTACGAAACGATCGTGTGGCAGCTTTCTTGGCGCCTGGCGATGGAGATCCCCGAGTTCAACATGCAGCTTCTTGGGCTCATCAAGGGCACGGCGGACGAGGCGCTCAAGATGGCGCAGGACGAAGAGCGCGATAACTCGCCGATTTACTTTTCTCCTAATATCGCCTGCTACACGCGATGAGTTTGTTCCTCGACCCCCGCGGCAAATCAACTTTTGGCATCGGCATATGCGCCAGGTGCTCGAGGAAGATGTCGCTTGATGAGCTGGAATCAGATCCGAACTACCCAGGTCTTTTTGTGTGTGCGGCGGACAAGGATCAGTTTGACCCATACAGGCTTGCTGCTCGGCAGCCCGAGCGGATCTCGCTTTCGCACCCGCGCCCAGACACGCCGCTGGCTTTGACAATGTACGGGACTATCTCTCAGGATGATGATATTTTTATCATCAACGATGAAGGTGATGGGTATTTAGTGCCATGACAAACAACCCCATGATTCCGACGAACCTCATCCCGAGCAAGATCACGCAGCTCCCGCTTGCGTCAACGCCGACGGCTGCTGACACGACTATTGTCGTTCAGAATGGGGTCACCAAGCAGGCACTGTTTGGCCAGTTCCTGCAGTACATTGGGCCCACCGGGCCCACCGGGCCCACAGGTGTGGCTGGGCCAACAGGTGCGGCGTCTAACGTCACGGGCCCCACAGGCCCTACCGGCCCCACCGGTGCGCAGTCTTTTGTCGCCGGCCCTACGGGACCCACGGGCGCCACTGGCGCCACCGGTGCGGTTGGTGGCATTGGTAATCAGGGGCCTTCTGGCCCCACGGGCCCGACAGGGCCGACAGGGCCGACTGGACCGAGCGGCACAGGGCCAACGGGTCCGACCGGGCCTACAGGACCAAGCGGCGCAGGGCCGACAGGTTCAACTGGTCCAACTGGTCCAACTGGGCCGAGCGGCACTGGCCCGACTGGCCCGACTGGGCCCGCCGTAACTGGCCCGACTGGGCCCACAGGACCGAGCGGCACGGGACCGACGGGCCCTACCGGCCCTACGGGTGCCAACGGAGCAAACGGCTCAACTGGTCCAACGGGCCCCACCGGCCCGACCGGCATTGGCACGACTGGACCGACAGGCCCGACTGGCCCCACAGGTGCGAATAGCTCACCCGGCGGCTCAACCCTTCAGGTGCAGTATAACAATGCTGGCACTTTCGGCGGCATGTCTGGGACGGCGTGGGATGACACGAACCGTTCACTAGCGGTTTCGGGTGCAACGCTGACGACCAGCGCTCCCGTAATGGACCTGTCGCAGACTTGGAACAGCTCGGGAACGACGTTCACGGGCGTTAGGTTCAATGCAGCTGGCTCATCGTCTACGAACAGTGCGGCGGCGTCGTTGCTGATGGACCTTCAGACCGGTGGAACTAGCCGACTGGCAGTAACCAAGAGTGGCAGGCTGTTTAGTTCGGCTTCTGCAACAAATGGTGGCTTTGAATTAGGAATTAATGCCACTGGCAATAACTACGCAGAACTGGTTGGCGGCGTTCTTTTTTTATACGAGGGTGGCAACATCATTGCCAATATAAATCGATCTGGGCTTCGCGGGTTCGAAACAACGAGCGCGGGGCGTTTTGCTTTTGGGTCAACGGCCACGGACGCCGGGGGTATTGACACCATCCTCACCCGCCGCGGCCCCGCCAACCTCCGCTTTGGTGCCGCAGACGCAGCCGCGCCCGTAGCTCAGACGCTCTCCGTTCAGAGCATTGTCGGCGGGGGTGGAACTCCTAACCTGTCCGCTGCGGCGTACCCGTTCAAAATTACAGGCGCGCAGGGTACTGGGCAGGGCGCTGGGGGCAGCATTATTTTTCAGACCGCCCCTGCTGCGGTCTCCTCAAGCAGTGGGCAGAATGGACTAACAGACGCGCTGACAATTGACTCAGTCGGGTCAGTTCGCGTTGTGCGCGCTCTCACAGTTGCGACACTTCCCGGCACTCCCTTGGCGGGCATGATCGCTAGGGTGTCGGACGCAAATACTCCTGTAATCGGAACGACGGTTGCGGGCAGCGGCGCTGCCTACGCACTCGTCAATTACAATGGTTCTAACTGGACAGTCATAGGGGTTTGACATGATTACGCTTACGCTCACCAACGAAGAAGCTAACGCACTGGGCGCACTGATTGACATATCAGTCAAGGCAACTGGCATTCAAGGGGCTAAGGCCGCCGTTATGCTTTTTGAAAAGCTTGAACAAGCTGCCAAGGCAGCCCAGACCGTGGAGCCGACAGAATGACAAATTCCTACCAGTGGGCCGTGAACTCCATGACTGCCTATCCACAGGCGGCAGGCGAAAACAATGTGGTCTTCCAGATTGCATGGGTCTGCTCAGCAACGGATGGCACGTTTAACTCAGCCACATATGGCTCGGTTGATACGACCTATGTCGCCGGCACCCCGTTTACCCCGTACAACGAGCTTACGCTCGCCCAGGTTAACGCATGGGTGGCTGACGCTCTTGGCCCGGAGGGCATCGCTAAGGCAGAGGCTGATTGCGATGCTGCCATCGCGGTTCAGCGTGATATCAATAAGCCGGTGACGCCACCCTTGCCCTGGAACTGAAAATGAAAATCTGCGTCTATGCAATCAGCAAGAACGAAGAACAGTTCGTTGAACGGTTTTGCGAATCCGTCAAAGACGCAGATTATGTCCTCATTGCCGACACGGGCAGCACAGACGGCACGGTTGACAAAGCCGTGCTTTCTGGCGCGATCGTGCACAATATCCATATCAGCCCGTGGCGCTTTGACCTCGCACGCAATGCGGCCATGGCGCTTATCCCGGCGGACATTGACGTCTGCATCTCACTCGACCTAGACGAGGTCATGGAGCCCGGCTGGCGCGCTGAGATTGAGCGCCTGTGGGTGCCGGGGGAAACCACGAACCTCTGGTACATGTTCGACTGGGGCAGCGGCATCAGCTTCCCGCATCACAAGATCCACAGCCGGCATGGATACCATTGGCACCACCCATGCCACGAAGAGATCCGCATGGATCCCCGCGGCACAGAGGTGCATGCCCACACTGACAAGCTTTTAGTCAGCCACTATCCTGACGCCTCAAAAAGCCGGGGGCAGTACATGCCCCTGCTTGAGGCTTCAGTAAAGGAAGACGCAAGCGACCCGTGGCACTATTTCTATTACGCCCGCGAGCTCACGTTCTACCGTCGGTGGGACGAGGCCATCAAGGCCCTGACGCATTATCTCGGCATGGGGGCTGCCAGCCATCAGAACGAACGCCCCTACGCCATGCGGCTGCTCGGCAAAGCATATTCTGAGATCGGGCAGCCGTTGGAGGCCGAGAAATGGTTCATGCAGGCTGCCGGCGAATCCCCCAGCACGCGCGAGCCTTGGTGCGAGCTGGCCATGTTCATGTACCAGCAGGCCCGCTGGCATGAGTGCTATGCCTTCTCAATGCGCGCCCTGAGCATCACACACCGCGCCTTTGTCTATACCTGCGACCCCGCGGTCTGGGGCTACTGGGCGCATGACCTAGCGTCGATCGCAGCCTGGCACCTTGGTCTGATTGATGTGTCGATCGAACAGGCCCGCCTTGCTCTTGAACACGCACCTGATGACGAGCGTTTAAAGGCGAACCTGGTCTTTGTCAGCGGCGAACAAGTAGGGTAAACTCTTCGGCATAAGGAGGCCACCATGGCTCAATCTTTTACGAACGCGGTGGCCAATGACGTTACGACCGTCACGGCCCTTTACACTGTCCCGGCGTCCACCCTTGGCATTGTTGTCGGGCTGATTGTTGCCAATGATGGGGCTTCAGACACGACGGTTACGGTCAGCCTGACGAAGGGCGCCACGACCATCAACCTGTTGAAGAGCGCCCCATTGCCCGCGGGCAGCAACCTTTCGGTTTTGTCGAACAACAACCGCCTCGTCATGCTGACTGGCAATGTGCTATCGATCACAGCCGGCGCCGCAACCGACGCTGTCGCCTCAATCCTTGAGGTGACCTAATGTTTAACACCGCTCAAAACACCCGCCAAATACAAGCCCAGAAAGGCTCGGCCACGCTTCCGAGCTATACGTTCCTCGGCGATTCAACGACGGGTTTTTACCGTTCTGCGAGCGGAAATGTCGGGTTCGCCACCGGCGGGACGCTGGCTGTTGAATTTTCATCGGGCGGGATTTCTTCAAAAATCGTCGTGCCAACATCCCCGCCTACCAGCTTGAGCATTGGTTACCTTGAAATCCCGCAGAACGCGCAGACAGGCAACTACACGCTTGTCCTGACCGACAGCGGGAAACACATTTACATGGCTGCGGCCCAGGCTGCCACGACCTACACGATCCCGGCCAACAGTTCTGTTGCGTACCCGATCGGCACGGCCATCACCTTTGTGAACAGTTCAACGAACAATATGACCATCGCGATCACGACGGACACCTTAACGCTGTCCCCGGCTGGCACGACTGGTTCCCGCACTTTGGCCCGGTACGGTATGGCAACGGCGCTCAAGGTCACCAGCACGCTGTGGTACATTTCTGGGACGGGGCTGACCTGATGTCCGGCATTCTTCAAATGTTTATCGGCACAGGATCTTTCGTGTTCTTCAGCACGATCTCGAGCAATCAGGTCGATTACAACCTCAACTCCGCCATGGCTGCGGCGGGGTGGAACGGCACGTCGCCGGTTGTTGCCAACGTCACGATTGCTGGAGTGACTATTTACGCTTCTGCCAACACCATTCCGGCCTTCACGGTGGGCACGCTGCCGACCGGAAGCTCGGTCTACATCACCAACAATGGCTACATCGTGGGCCGTGGCGGGCAGGGCGTCGGCAAAGGATACCCGGACAATTCATCTTATAACTTGACTGCACCGGCCAGCGCCAATGGCGGCACGGCCCTGTCCGTCTCCAGCTTAGTCTCAATTAACAATGCCGGTGGCACCATTGGCGGTGGCGGCGGTGGTGGTGGGGCTGGCGGCTCGCCAAGCGCAGACTGTTCCTGCACCAGCTGCGGCGGCGTCTCCATAGTAGGCATGGGCGTTGGCGGCAGCGGCGCCGGCTTCGGAGCGGGCGGGTCTGGATATGCAAGCTGGCAAAACAGATACCAATATTTTGATTTTATCTCTACATCTGCTGGCGGGCTCACGACGGCCAGCGGCAATAATGCGACCGGCGGCACGGGTGGCACGCTTGGTGTTGCTGGCGGCACCGGGGGCGGATCCGCGCAGTGTGTCTCCAAAGGTTACACAAACCAGTCTGCCCCCGGCACCGGCGGCGCTGCGGGTGCCTGCACGTCAGGCAATAGCAATATCACATGGATTAACACTGGCATCAGGTTGGGGGCATTAGGATGACCGACGATCCAAAGCCCCAGAGCGAGCAGCGCATGGAAATCTGCAAAACTTGCGACCAGTTCCAGCCCATTCTTCAACGGTGCGCCGTGTGCGGGTGCCTTATGCCCGTCAAGGTGCTCTTCAATAGCTCTGTCTGCCCCAAAGGCAAGTGGTAAGGAACGCAGAGATGGAACCTCAGACCCTTATCAACATTGCCGGGGGCGTCACCCTCTCAGTCGTGGGCTGGCTGGCGCGGGAATTGTGGGGCGCGGTGAAGGAATTGCGCGACGACATCCACCGGATTGAGGTTGATCTGCCCAAGAATTACGTT